TTCGTGCCGCGGGCTCGTCCGCGTACAGCGCCGCCAGCTGAGCCTCGGCCTCGTCGCGCGTCTCGTGGCAGCCGGCGACCGAGCCGTCCGAGTCCTTGATCACCGCGTAGCCGCTGCAGTCCGCGTGATCGTCATCGATGTGCCAGGGCATCCTGCCCTCCTTTGATCAGTAGGTGCTGCCGCTGCTAGGCCGGAGCTCCAGTAGGTTCGCCGGCTGGTCCGCCGGCGACGCTCCGGCCGACGGGGGAGTGGTCAGCGCCTTGAGCGCCTCCTGCTGCTCCAGCGGGGGCAGTCGCAGCACCGCCGCGCGGAGCTCCTCGATCGTGACGATGCCGGCGTCGACCAGCTGCACCCACGCCGACACGAGGTCGGCGAACGTCGGAGCCAGCGTGTCGCGAGCGTCGAACTCCACGTACGACCCGCGGGGAAGCATCTGGGCCGACAGCGCCTGGGTCAGCGTCGAGCCCATCGGCCTGAGCTCGAACCTCCACCAGTGCTCGCCGAGCATCGACGGCGACTGGTAGTTGAGCCCTCCCTCGATGGGCAGGTTGACGAACAGCGCGGGCACGCCCATCGCGCTGGCGATGATCCGCGCGTCGACCTGCTGAGCGTCGAGCAGCAGCAGGTCGGCCGGGCTGAACGACAGCTGCTCGAAGTCGAGGTCCGGACCGATGACCGCGGGAGCTCCGCGGCGCACCGCGGTACGCTCCACCCACTTCTGCTGGATCTTGAGCGCCTGCGCCTCGTTCACCTTGCGCTTCGACTTGATGACCGCGTGGGGCGTTCCGCCCTCGCCCATCATGATCCGTCCGAGCTCGCTGGCGGCCAGCAGCCCGTGCATCTGCGCCGAGTACGACGCGAGCGCGCTCGTTCCCTTGAGCTCGCCGCGCGGATCGCGAGAGACCTGAACCATGTCGTCCGAGTTGAGGGGCACCTGACCGTACCGGTAGCGGCGCCTTCCCTCGACGGACTCGACGCTCACCATCGGGGCCTTCAGCACCGTCCACGCCGACGGGAAGCCGCTCGAGTACCTGCTGGTAATGTAGATGAAGGCGTCTCCCCACCGGTACATCGAGTCGATCGCCGAGAAGATCGCGTCCCCGATGCCGTTCGGGTACCACACCGGATCGGGGTTGGCCACCCACGCCGGCTCGCTCGTTCCGAAGAACCGGAGCGGCATCCGAGAGATCTGCTGGGCGTTGAGCTGGATGCAGCGAGCGGCGACCCACACTCGCTCGATCAGGCGCGGCGAGAATGCCATGCCCGTCAGGCCGGCCCAGAAGTCCTCGACGAGCGTCTGAAAGACGTCCTCCCCGGCGGTCTCGGTCTGGCGCACGACGCGCTTGACGTCAGCCGGACTCGTCACCCGGATCTTTCCGCTCCCAGGGATCTCCACGAACTTGCTCAAAAGATCGCCACCTCTCCGTCGTCGTCATCCTGGACGAGCTTGATCGCACTGGACAGGGCGAGCGTCGCCGCGACGAGCGGAGAGATGTCTACCGACGACGACTTGCGACTCCACGCCCACCTGTCGCCCAGGGGCCTCGTCGCCGCTCCTCGGACTGCGTTTCCGATCTCGCTGCTGCCGAGGTGTCGCAGCGTTCGCTGGGTCACGATGTCCGTCAGCTGCCCGCACGCCTGCGCGTGCTCCTCGCTGTTGAGAAGTCGGACCGTCGTCCCCTCCTGCATCACCTTCCCGACGACCGAGGCGGCGGGCCCGTATCCGTCGCACACGATCTCGAGGGGCTGGTGCTCGGCGTCGAGCTCCGCCAGCTTGGCTGGCAGCCACCTCGTGCCGGGCCACTGGGCGATCACCTCGACGTGCCAGTTGCCGTCCGCGTTCTTGCCGGCGGCGGCGACCGAGCACTTGCGCTCCGGGCTGACGTCGTATGCGAGGCAGATCTGGTCCTGCAGCACGCTGTTGGGGTCGATCAGCGCGTCCCACTCGGCCGGGAGGATCGGGCTGAGGCGAGTCCCGTCCGTGCGCGGCCAGTCCCCGACGCCGAGGAGCTCCACGGCGAAGGTGCGCGAGTCCATCGACGCGAGCTCCTTGCGCATGTGCTCGCGACTGATGCGAACGTCGAGCGCAGGGTTGCTCTGCGCCCACAGCTCCTCGTTCTCGGCCATCTCCTCCGTGACGCCCTCGGGGTCGTCGAGGTCGACCGACCACTCGAAGTACGCGAGGGAGTCGTCCCGCCCCTCCTGCCCGCGCTGGCGGACCCGGGCGAACGTGACCCCGTACTCGTGGACCTCCTGGTCGACGGCCGAGCCCGTGTACCACACCTGCGGATTCGCGCGGGCCCGCAGCGTCGGGAGCAGCGCCCCGTGCATGGCCTCACTGATGATCATCGCCTCGTCGAGCGCGAGGAAGTCCGAGCTGAATCCGCGGCCGCCCTTCTTGGTCCGGGTGCGGAAGTGCATCCGCGTCCCGTCCTTGAGGATGAAGCCCTCCTCGCCGTGACCGCGAACGACCCCGCCCCGAGCCTTCAGCTCGCTCTGGAGTCCCGCCGTCTCGATGCAGTCCTGCAGCCTGAGGAAGTGCTCCAGCGACGTCCTGAACTCGTGCGCGGAGTGGACGAGCAGGCGCTCCCACTCCCACAGGAACATCCCGGCGAGCTCGCGGAGCTCGAGGATCCCTCCCTTCCCGTTCTGGCGGGGCTCGCACAGCCCGACCTCGAACGCCGCCCACGAGCCGTCCTCTTTGACGCCGCACGCGTGCTCCAGGACGAACTCCTGGTGGGGATCGGCGAGCAGGCCGGCGCTGACGCCCAGCTCGATCGCGTCACGCCCGAGCGACCTGACGTACTCCGGGACGTGACAGATCCGCGGACGAGTGAGCTCCAGCGTGGCCACGCGGGACTAGATCGGGCCCGTGGAGAAGAAGTCGAGGTGGAACGTCGTGTAGTCGCCCGAGCTGAAGTTCCAGTTGATCGGACCGCCCGCCGGCACCTTGATGCGCCAGTACACCTTCAGCTTAGGCAGCTCGATGTTGCACGCCCCGGTCCTCGCGTAGCACGTGTGCGAGATGTGGTCCGGCGAGTCCAGCCGTCCGTCGTAGTAGCGCGGGAACGTGACCACCGGCACGGCCATGCCGCTTCCGCACGAGGGCGGCGGAACGCGCGTCTCGGTATTCGAGCCCGGCCCGCACTTGAACAGGATGCGATTGCCCGGCGTCGTCCAGCGCACGATCACCCTGAACCCGGCCGGGAACTGCCTGCCGTTGAACGTGTAGTAGAAGAGCGCGCCCTTCGTCGGGTGGATCGGGTAGCCCGCACTGGACGCTGGCCCCCAGTATCCGGCCAGGTCGCGCGGGTCGTCGCAGGTCGTTCCCGAGGCTCGCATCGAGGCGACCGTGCTGAAGGCGTTGACCGATCTCGCCCCAACGTACACGTGCAGATGCGATGCCCCCGGCTGTCCGGGAAAGACGATCGGGTCGTCGTTGTTGCGGTGCGACTCCTTGCAGCCGATGATCAGGTCTGCTCCGAACGCCAGCGGTATGACGATCAGCGCTGGAAGCACGAGCGCGATGAGTATCGCGAGGCGTTTCACGTGACCTCCCTCAGTCGTCGTTACAGGTGGCGCACCTCGTCCTTGAAGCGCACCTCGTCCATCTTGACGCTGCCGCTGAACACGACTCGCTGCTCGGCGGGCCAGCCCAGCTCGTCGAGGATCTTGTTGAGCCGGCGTCGGAGCAGCCAGCAGCGCAGCCGCCTTACCACTGGCGGGAGTGCCTCAGTCGGCGCCGCGCCGTCGCCCGGTTGCAGCCGGCGTGCTCGGGCGCCGAGCTCCGGCCGTCATCAGAGTGCCCGAGGTCCCACGGCGTGCCGGGCGGGATCGGATCTCCGCAGTACGCACAGTCCGCGAGACCAGCCTCGACCACAGGCGCCAGCATTCGTCTCCTTCGCCGGTGACTCCGGCCGTACACGTGCCGCTGGGTCAGCATCTCGACGGAACCATCCCTTCTGGAGAGAGAACGGCGCACTGTGGGTGGTTGTGCGCTCTCGGCGTTAAAAAAGCGCGGAACGCTCCGGGTTCGGCTCCGCTCTACTTGGCGATGCGGAGGCGCTCCTGCTCTCGCCTAGCTCTTCTGACCAGCTCGCTCTTGTCTGTCTCGCTGAGACGCCACTCGCTCGCGAATGCCTTGACGAGGACGCCGACCGCGACCGTGTGCTCGCCCGCTGCCCTGCGCCTCAGACTGGTGATCACTCGGTACGTCGCGCGGTCCAGGTTGGCTGACACTGTCGCCTCGCCTTCAGATAGTGCGGGCCAGCAGTCTGTCGAGGAAGGGGTGCGGAAGGGTCAGCCGCGTCGTGTCCCCTCCGTACATGAGGGCTACGAGTCGATCGATGCCCGCGCTCGCTACCTGCGGCTCGACGCGCTCACTCCACACGTAGCAGTACACCACCATGAGCCCCCCCCCGATGGTCTCACCCTGGATGCGGAGCTCGGCACGTGGGGGGAGCTCAGGCACTCGGCCCTGTCTCGTCTTGCGACTCCGTACCACTAGGCGCCTGTGGGGATCCCCGTACCTGTACCGCTGGGAGGCGTGCCACCACTCCCTCCTCCACGCCCCCTCCCGCATCTCTACCAGGCGGTGCTCCAGCTCACTGTAGCTGCCGTGCTTGTACAGCACCGGCATCTGTATGGCCCCGCCCCCGTCGCCGTTGGCCAGGCTCCCGTCCTCACGTGCCTCATCCAGTGTCCGGATGAGCTCGATCACGAGGTCTTGTGGACGCGGCGTCAGCATGAGCGGGCACGTGTCCTGAGACTGCGGTCGATAGTAGCATCCGGTGACGCCACCCCTTCCAGCTTCTCGACCGCGTCAGTGTGAGCTACGACTCGGTGCGGGCCCAGCAGGGTCAGGTACTCCAGCAGCACGTTGCGCGGGCCTCCCCCCTCTCCCCACGAGCACACGACGTTGGCGTATCCCCGGTAGTAGACGAGCTCCCCGGGCTCGGGACGCCCGCTCACCGCGTGTCCACCACGCCGAAGACCTGCTTGCCGCACCTGAGGCACCACCAGTGATCGCCGTACCGAACCGCGTACACCAGGACGCCCGAGCAGTAGACGAGCTCGCAGACGCTGGCCCTGTTACGTAGCCGCGGCAACCGCCCGACCCGCCTCGTACTCGGCCACCATCTCCCGCATGCGCTCGCTCTTGACCTGACCCACCTGCCTCAGCGTCAGGCCGTACTCGTCGAGCTCGGGCAGGAGCTGCCAGTCGGACTCGTCCCCCCTGCGG